CGTCCTGAATAGTGTCATCAGGGAAGAAATCTTCTACTTCACCATCTTCGTTTTCCAACTGTTCTAGGTACTCACGAGGGACTAAGCCATAGTAAGTAAGTAGTTTTACCTTGTCATCTTCGTACTGAGAGACTTCTTGTGTAGGCTCTAAGTCCGTGTCCATCGAGTCAGTACCAACCTTTACCTTGCGGTAGATACCTTCTTCTTGACCTCTAACAATCTTGTGGATAGAGACATACTTCTCAATAGCCACACCCATACAGTCATCAATAGATGTTCCATTAGGGTCGAACAGGAAGTTACGGGGGTTAACAGGAACAATCTTGACTGCGATTCGGTCTTGTTCTACTACTCCGATAGCGGCTTGACCTATTTGACCAGGTATTGCCTGAGTAGAAGGAACATAGACTTTCTCTGTTTTGACAACAATCTCACCAATGCCAGTACCATAAATCTCAGCCAACAACTCAATCTGGTCAATAGACTTGCGAATCTTGTCTACTTTAAAGTCTTCCATGAGTTGTGCTTTGATGGCAGCAACATCTAAAGGACTACCATTGACATCACGAATATCGTCTTGAATATCAAAGAACTCACCCTGACCAAAGATTGCTTCCATGATCTCGGCATGGCGTGTCTCTACGGCTTGTTGGGTAGCGGGGGTAACGATACGGCTTCTTTCAGAGTCCCTTGTCTTGTCTTGGACATCCCACTCACCATTGAAGATACGCTCGTACTCTAGCCAATCATCAAGACAGTTAACATCTCTCCAATCCCTCCAACGATCACAATGGTTAACAACAAAGTTAACTATTTCCTTGTCGGACTCGGTTGGTTCTTGATATTCCATCTTATACCCCGCTAATAATATCTACTGGTTCCCACTCCTCGGAGTCATCTTCTTCCATATACGAAGTGACAGCAAGTTGGTCAATGTAACTAAGGGAGTCAGGCAAGTCATCGTGAACCCCTTGTGCGGGGAACAGGATTAACTGGTCTACGAACTCATCCCAATCTTCTTCCGAATTTAACACAATTCTGCCATGCTCGAACCTTCCTTGTAAAGCCCAGATGATTCGATCCGCTTTTTTTCTATTCCCATGGGTCAAATCTACGATATGAGCAAAAGTGTTGTTCTTTCGCATCAGGTCGCTTAGATAGGGCAAAACAGCGTTCTTTAATGCCCCCCTCTCTATCCCCACACTTAAAGGGCGGTAGTCTCGAATGGCAATCAGAATCTTAGAGGCAGTCTCACGAATATCCCATCTCCCGTGTTCTATCTTCTCAACAAACCACTTTCCATCGTCTGTCACCTTCACTATCGAGATAGCAGACTCGTCCAAACGTTTCTTAGAGTTAGCGGCTTGTTTGGCAACTTCCTCAAATCCTGCCAAGTCAACAGCGATGTAATAGCTTCCATGTTCAGGCTTAACCCCGTATTTGATCCACTCTTCCTTGAAAATATCCGAACCCGCATTGGTAAACGAAGCCATGTATTCTTGCTTGAAAGCAAAGCTACTAAGGGTTTTCTTGGCAGATTCAATCTCTTTTGCGTCAATCAGAGGGTTATCAGCAGTAGTGAAGTGCCAACTCTTCCAATCAGGATCATCCTCACTCTCACCTAGTTTAAAGGTATCATAGAACCAGTTACGTCCCTTTGGCGTTCCAATAAACAACGCTCTACCCTTCTTGTCAGACAAAGAAGCCCTAATAACCTGTTCCCAAGCCTCGGGCTTAATATCCGCTACCTCGTCTAACACCGCATAGGTCAAAGACACACCACGCAAGGTATCAGGTCTATCAGCCCCACGAACATAAATCCTAGCCCCGTTTATCAGGGTAATGTCTAGATTATTTACATGGCTACTCTGTATAACCTCTCTACCAAGGTCTAACAACAAGTCCCAGATAATCTGTCTTGATTGACCCATCGTAGGACTCACATACAACACAGCAGACCCTTGAGGACACTTCAATCCCTCTATCAGTAGTGTTACAGCCGCCATCCTACTCTTACCACAACGCCTTCCAGCAGCGACAACCTTGAACCGAGTCGTATCCTTGAATACTTCTTGTTGCCAAGGTAAGAGAGAGAAATTAAGATCAGCCATACTTAGCCTCTACATCTTCTGCTTGTTCAGTACTGATTATTGTCGGCTCTTCACCTAACCCAGTGATGTTGATGGTCACAGCACTCCTCTGAGACTTATCCTTCTCAAACATACTAACAGGAAGAGTCCTGTCTAAACACATCTTCAAAGCCACCAATTGATGCGGATGCTCGTCATTCAACGCTATCTCTATCACCTTCTGAGCAACATCCTTACCTCCACTCCTAATCATCAACTCCTTCAACTCCTTGAGCCTCTGGTGATCAGTCTTAGGCAGTATTGCAGGAGGATTGTCAGCAAACCTCTGTATCGTCATCTTGACGCTCCCCTTCGGCCTTCCTCTTCCACGCTTTAGAGTCGTTTCCATGTTTTCCTTTCAATTTCACTTTTTCTGAGGATAGGAAGTACCACAAATTTCTACCACCCATCACCACCCCCTCCCCCCCCATACAACCTAGGGTTTACCCTCATGGTTATCCTTACAGTACTGGCCACACATACAGTCATAGGGTTTACCCTAGATCGTTATGATTTATAACTAGTTGCATGAACGAGACAGATGCACCTATTTTGATGTACTTGAATTATTCCAGGCTTACCCGTTTACCTTGTCTTCCCTTATATCTTCTCTTACCTTACCTACTATAGATTGATCTGAATTGGGGTTGCTTGTTGTTGCGCGGCCTATTTGTAAGGAATTCAATTCCATGCCTGATCTATATCCCTCATTGTGGGCATAGTGATAAAGGTCTAATACGTTTTCAAAACCTTTGGACAAGTCACCATTTCCCGCCGCCAACAGTATCATTCTCTGAGGGTCTGACAATCTTCTGAGAAAATTCCTTGTCTGAGGGCTTGAGGGTCTTCCCGCCATTTCCATCCCCTTGAATAAATAATTTAAATAAATTCTATCATCTAAGGGTTTATCCCTATGTTTTTTTTATTTTTTTGGTGCTATTCTTATCCTACTTTCAATCGGAAAGTGCAATAAATAGGCGTTAATATCATGAAAATTACTGAACAAAAAAACGGCAATTACACTACTTTTGAGCGCACATTGCCAAGCGGTTATTACATTGTCAAGCTCTATAAACAAGGCGACTTAGCCGATAAGATCATGACCGATACTTACCAGGCAGCTAGAGACTATCTCCGTTCTTTCAACCTTATCGCTAAAAACGGCTAAGAGGTCAACATATGAAAACTATCATTCTTGAAACTATCGGGGGCATTGTGCTTTTTTGCGTGGCTTTGTCTCTCATGTTGGCTTATTTTGACGTGCTCATAAAGTAAAATTTCAACGTATAAGCTCACGGGTTGGGCTTATGCGGTGCAATGTTGCACTATTTCAATTCAATAGGTGTTCACAATGAAATTCTCAATTCAACGCAAATCTATCCGCGCCATGCTCCACTTGGCAGCTAAAAAAGATATTCGCTACTATTTGCAAGGCATCAATGTTGTCCGTGACAATCGGGGAACGTACTTAGAAGCTACTGATGGCCATGTTCTAGGCCGTTTATTGATTGATGGAATCAGGTCAGATACAAAAATCAATGTTGTTTTGCCTACTGATGCACTTGCAAAGCTAAAAGGAACTAAAAAACAGTCTGACGAGTGGCTTCATTTTGACGTTAACGGCTTATCAGTAGAGTGTATTGATTCTCAGTCAACTACCCGTTTTTCAGCGCATGACGCAAGGTTTCCAGATACTGACAGAGTGATTCCCTTAATTTTCAAGCCTGAGGATAATTCGCCTGGTACTTTTAACCCTGATCTGATGGTGCGTTTTGTAGATGTATCTGAGGAACTTTTTGGAAAACGTCAGATTCCTGCAGTTTTGCAACGGGGAACTTCAAGTGCTATTGTCAGTTTTCCATTAGATGACAGTTTTATTGGAGTCATCATGCCTATGGGAAAAGAACACCCAGCCAAAGTGCCCGCATGGTGCTATATACCCTCTGTGAAACCCGTAGAAGTGCCTGAAAACGCTTAATTTTAAGACTGTAAGCCCTTAATTTAGGGGCTTATGGCCTTGGAATTTCCCAAGGTTTTCAATTTATAGGTGTCAACATGGCAATGACAAAACGTGAAAAACAGCGCATTACAGCACAAGAAAATACTCTTATAAACTTAGGTTTTACAGCGTTTGAGGCTGAGAAACTTCGCAAAATAAGCATGACCTTGCAAAGATGGCATGAGCTTGAATGCGGTATCGATGGCGGGTGTGTTGAACGGGATGAGGCTGGCAAACCTTTTTGGCGTAGTGAATACTCAGGCAAACTCTCACCCATTGCAGACAGAGAAAAAGGGGCTAAAAAGCGTCTTAATCATTTTATTGGCATGAGAAACACTAGGGAATGGGCTTTTCAAGGCTGCCCTATGTCACAAGTTGAAATTAAGCCCTATATCCAAGGTGATCCAAGGGGTGCAGCGCTTTATTTGATTCGCCCTGATGATATCCCAGAGGGCAAAAATGTAGATTCTTATTATTCCCGTGGCATTTGCGTTTATTAAGGGGCTTTATGATCTATGCAACATTAGCCCTAATTTTGCGAATACTTACAAAACGCTAATTTCAAGCCCTCTACGGAGGGTTTTTTGTTGTCTGTCAAATAAGGGCTATAGGCTCTTTTTTTACGTCTGGCATAGTTGGTATGCACAAGCCCTGAAAAACGTCTTAAAAGGGGCTTTTATCGCTTTTTAAAGGCATATCCTCACACAATCTGCGGATGGTTTCATTCAATGCGTCTATTTCATCCATTTTATTGATAGCCCAAGCCCTCTTTTGCCCATGCCATCCAAGCACTGGGTTTCTGTGGCAATCAACACAAAGGGCTATGCAAGTGTATTGAAGACCTTGCTTGTAATGATGGGCTTCGCTTGGGCCTTGTGCCTGGCAAACGCTACACGGGAGGTTTTTAACCCTTGCTAGGTGCAACCTCTCTTTTGCGTTTAGTTTGTTATTCATTGGGTTGCTTTTTGCTCAATGCGGGCTGAATATTGGGCGGTTCTCCAGCACTCCACCCGTGCCTGAGCAGCCGTCATTAGCCATCGGTAACGCTCCTCAAGCTCTACGGCTTGTCTAATACCCTCCAAAATCTCGATGTATTCTGGGTGGGCATAAGCAAAGGTGTCCTGTTTTCCAAGTACCTCAGTACCCGCAAGACTTTTTAGTTGTGCGTGTTTACTGCGTCTGTATTCGTCTAAATACATTCTGTCGGCTTTGGCTTTGGCATATAGTGGAGCAGTATCTATTATGTATTGAATGGCTTTAGTTGGCTCGTTCATATTATCTCCACGACTAAATCATTATTTGATTTAATATAATCTTTGGTTTTCTTAATATATCTCTCGAATTCTGATCGACTAATGCTTGATTGTTGTAAATCAGCATATTCAATTAAATCCCTCACCGCTTTAATGCCTTCACCTGATAAACCCATTTTCATTGTGTTTTGGTAGCGTTCTGCCGCTTGATGTAAGGCATCTTGTGCTTTTTGGCAAACTGGTAAGACCTCATCTTTTCCGATGTTGTGCCTTGCCATCGTTTCACTTAGGTTTAGAACGTCAACAAGGGTACGCCAATCGGTTACTGTTCCTTGTCCCTTTGTCATTGCTTCTAGTGCTGAGTATTCCATCATTCTGAGCTTGTCTAGTTTGTCTCTGTGGGTGATTGACGCACCTACTATTGCGTGAGTAAGTGGGTCAATCAATGCCCAGACCTTGCGTTTAGTTCGCTTTCTCATTCGTGCTTGTAGTTCAGCTTATGGTGTTGGAAACGCATTGCTGCTTCCATTTCGAGTTCTTTGAAGTGTTCGTCAGAGAATAGCCCGATGACATTGCGACCCTCAAACCAAACCTCTTTGATCGACTCGTTATAGGTAGTTTCACCATCGTTCTCATACTCGTAAACTACTGTAACGATCTCGCTACCTTCGCCTGTGGTTGTGTCAAATTCCCAAGTTTTTTCCATCATTGACTCCTGTTAAAAATTAAATGTTAGTCTTGTTTGATTGGTGTTTGAATAGGGATTTACCCTAATCTCCGCAGAAACAAGATATTCCCTCTTCGTTTTTGTCAAACATATCTGTCTGAGCCAAAGCATATTTGTGCATTTCTGCATAACTTGGGCGGTCTTTGCGGAACTTTGCTCCATCGCCATAGGTCTTGTTTGAACTATTGGCGTGAGCTTCCATCTTCATCCACCATAAAGCCCTTTCTGGCTTTTCTTGGATCAGGGACTGAATCTGGTGGGCTGGCTTTAAAAAGCACAAATCACAATTCCCGTGCATCGTTACCCCATTGTTGTTTGGCAATTTAAGGTCAAATACATGGCTTTTCCAAAATGCTCCAACGTGTTCCTTTGTGATTCCTGCCGCCACTAAGGGTGTTCTGCTTCGGTCAATCTTGGCTGCCCTTCTTTGCTCATCTGCTCGAATCCCCACCCAATCCATGTTTTCGTTGTGATGCCAACCCAAGGACTTCAAATAATGGTGAATTACCCGAATCTTCATGTTGATTGTGCATATCCTGGCAACTGGATTTGGAAGATATGGCTTGCCGTTTTGGTTAATTGAGTCAAAGAAAGGCTCACCATTTCGGCTTGCTGTTTCGTAAGTTACAACCTTAAACCTCTCTTTTGGCACTTCGTGGGCTTTGTACTCAAGCCAATTTATTTTGACACCCCAGTTTGTCTCGCAAGCATGGACAAACTCCAAGGTCTCCTCGCACTCTTTCCCAGTATTTGCAAAACAGACAATTGCTTCGGGTGGGAGGCTCATGTCGTGAGCCTGTAGGATTCGATAAAGCATATAAGCCGATGTTCTACCTCCTGAGAAGTTAATACAAGTTGGCTCAATAATCTCAAATGGGTTGCTCATTCCAAACACTCCTTAACGCAAACATCTACTCCTGAAACACTTGAATAAACCTTGGAAACATGGATATTCACAATCTGAGAATCATCCTTGTAAACAACTCCATTCATAGCGTCTTCTACACTTTTAAGCACATTGGATGCATCTGGCTTCTTAATTGGCTTCTCTAAGCCGTTTAAACAGGCTTCTATGCGCTTTTTGGACAAAGACTTAGGGATTGGCGCTCTGATGTACAAATACAGCGTTACAGGGGTTTCCAATGGTTCGCTACTTCCCATTGCTTCTATGGCGGCTTCTTTGATTAAAGTCTCATAGTTTCTTGTTTTGTCAGGGGTGTAAGTTTGGACAAAGTTTCCACGTTTGGCGTATCTTGCTCTTTGTTTGCCAACAGGGTTAGCGTCTACCTTGAAAGTGACCATGAAGCTCATAGCAATGTCCCATCTTTAATTCTGTTCATATATTCTCGGATTCTGTCTCTAGCACCAGTGCCATAAATTCTTTCTGCTCTCTCAAGTCTGGCACGAATGAGATCACGATTCTTTCCCCATTCCCAATTGCGATAGAGTTCCCTAGCCTCTGCTTGCTCTAGGATCACTCTGTCGCTCTCATTGGATATTGTTTTTCTCGAATAAGCCATAGGGGTTTACTCTAGGTCGCCAGTAAGCTCTAAGGCTTTGTTTATCAAGTGGAGAGGGTAAGGAACTCCCTCACGCACCTTGTCTAAGAGTCTCATTGCTTCAAAGTAGTTCATTCTTCTGATGGCGTATAAATGCCAGTCCATTTAGTTGTTTGTTCTTTCATTAAATCTGGTAGCAAGTTAAACAAAATTTTGGTTTGTTGAGGTGAGATTAAGAATTGAGTTTCACGACCGCATTCAAAACACTCTTGTTTGATAACAAAATAACCGCAATCAGAAACATAAACTTCTGTTGGGTATGAATCTTGTAAACGCATTTTTATTTCCTTAGTTCAGCTAGTCTTGCTCGGATATGTTCAGGCATAGGGGCGGCTTTTTTTCTGTCGGCCTCAATCTTTGCCAAGGCAGGATCAATTTTCACTTCAACTTTGATCCCGAATGATTCTGGAATCTCTGCCCCATCCCATCTTTGTTGGTTCAAATAGACCAAAGGTGCAGGAATAAAAGCACCATCGTCTTTTCTCCAAGCATCAGTTGTTTTCATCCACTCAATGTGCTTAATGATCTGATCTGCACAGGTTTCACAGTAGTACTTTTTCCACTTTACAAGACAGGCAGCCTTGCCACCTTTTCTAAATGACTTAGGCCATGCTGCCCAAAATAATTCAAACTTTTCCATGTTCATCCTTGTATGTGTGTATTTGTTTCCAAACATTCCCACACATTAAACAAATTTCCCTGTCCTGTGAATCAGGATAAACCCTGTATTTTTTCTTTCTCATCCCACCAGTTAAATACATCTTGCAGTATGTATCTCCATCATCCCAAAGGTGAGCACGAGAGGAAGGTTTGTTCGGGTTAACTAAGTAGTTCATACATTTCCTATATATGCTAGTTCAGTTCAGTCGGGTTCAAATTGGCAAATACTCACCTAATCCTGAGTTAACAAGATTAGTGAGTACCTATGCTAGTTTCAGACAAGTCTGGGACGAACATTGGGCTATACCTTACTGATTGCATAGCTTGCAGGATTACACGCCTCAGAGCGTCCTATCTGCCCGTTCCTGCACCCCTTTCGGGTCACTCATGTGGGCTTGGCTTGGGATAGTTCCCCCGTTGCCTCTCAACACAGTTACGGCGGCCTTACGAGCGGTCTACCTGTGTCCAGTCTCTAATGGCTAGGTTCTGAGTCCTACTTTACTTGCAGCTAACTTTGGTCTGCAATCCTTACAGTCCCCAAAAGCAAAAACCCCATAAATCACTCTGTGGTCTTGGCTCTTGGCGAGAGCAACAACAAACGATTGAAAAGAATCAAAAGTTCGCCTGTTGTCAGGCAAGACCACACAGGAATCTATGGGGTTCTCAATTCTTTTCATCGCCTGATGCCACTCAGACAAGTTGGATTATACACAAAACAAAGAGATGTCAAGAAGTTTTTTTAAATAAATTGATTATTTGTGATCTCTTTTGCAGGTTTTGGTCTACCAAGCAATCGTTTAGCTTGTGCGTTCATCACCGCATACTCTGCTTTACTAAAGATACCCTTGGCGTTCCTGATGTCAAAAGGGTTTAGTAAGCAGCGAGTTTCGTCTTTTGGCTTACTCTCAATCAAGTGGTCAGCAAGGGTGTACCTGGCAACTCTGTAGCGACCAACCTTGACCTCTTCTGTGGTTAACTCACCTTTGTATCTCAACTTCTTAGCTGTGGACAATACAGAGGATTTAGGCATCCCTGTTAAATCACAGACTTCTTGTGAAGTAAGTGGCCCATTCTGTAGAGCTTTAATGATCATGGCTTGAGTCATTTGAAAAGGTTCTCCAAATTGATTTGGCGGTTTAGATGTAGTTCTAGCGTTCTGCCAAGCAAAGCAGTAATAGAAGCATCTAAGTCCTCTGGTTCGGTTGTATAAGCATCTGCCATTGTTTGAGAGTACCCAAGCAAGGCTTCAGCGCATCTTTGTTCAAGTATTTCAACGTGCATAAGAAGAAGGAAGTAGGTAGAAGGACTATTTACTAATAGGACAAGTCTTTTCAGATTAGCATAGAAAAAACTTTGCGTAAGTAGGGAAAACCCCTATTAAATAGTTGTAAAACCTGTGGCACATTAAAGGCGTTGGCTAAGTACCTGTGTGAAGTCCATCATGCTAAAAAGTTGCAATGCCATCGAAACTTGAGCCAACTGATTCCATTAGGGGTCATGCAGGGACGAATTGCAAAAACGGACATCTTTGATAAACAAATAGGAGTGAATATGAAAAACCAACCAGCGTTTCCTTGCGAATATGAGGGGCATTTGCCTCAGCGGAATGGCATGACATTGCGTGACTACTTTGCGGCTAAAGCTATGCACTCATTGAGAATTGAGGACGCAATTCTTCACAATGAAGATTGTGATTTTTCAACCATTTATGAAATTGCTGAATCAGCTTATCAACAAGCCGATGCCATGCTCAAAGCAAGGGGCGAATAATGCCGATTCTTAATGGAAAAAAGGTCATAGACCTAGAAGTAGATGGGGTAGATAGCAGAGATTATCCAGACTTCTCTGATGCTTACTTTTCAGGTGGATGCTACGAAGATGGAACACCATTGACAGACGATGAGTTAATTAGACTCTCCGATCTGGCGGCTGATGTTCTTTGGGAAATGGCTTACGACAGTCTCCACTAACATGAAATCACTATTTCAGACCTATTTGGAAGAGTTTTCTGACATTAAATACTGTCCTTATTGTCTGACAATCAAGGGAAACAGAATAGTTTGCTGCCAAGAAGCAGACTTTATCGAGTTCAAGGATTTAGACCTTGACCAACAAACACAAATCATTGATCAAGAGTTAAACGATAATTTTTAAAGGAGTGAATATGTCAATAGAAGCGTTACTTAAAAAAGATGTTAATTCTCATACAGAGAAGAAAAACAACCTTACCTATCTGTCATGGGCTTGGGCATGGGCAGAGGCTCTCAAAGCCGATCCTACTGCTTCCTACAAGGTAGAGATGTTTGGAGACAAGTGTTTCATGGATATCAATGGTACGGCAATGGTGTTTGTTACTGCCACCATGTTTGGCAAACCAATGACCTGTCAACTTCCTGTGATGGACTACAGAAACAAGGCAATCCCTAATCCTGATGCTTTTGCAGTCAATACTGCCATCATGCGTTGTATGACAAAAGCCCTGAGTCTGCATGGCTTGGGACTCTACATTTATGCGGGAGAAGACCTTCCAGAAGAGGGCAGATCAGTAGTTATCACACCTACTCAGGGTGCAACAGATGATATTCCTCCAGAAGAATTACAGTACTTACAAGAGATGGCAGTTGAACTGATTGCCACTTGTGAGCAAGGTGATCCCAAGGCAGCTTGGGTTAAGTTAGAGGGAGAGAACCTAGACGATCAACAAAAGATTGCCCTATGGACACTCCTTCCAAGTAAAGTAAGAAGTGCGTTAAAGAAAGCGAAGGAAATGTAATGGAAAAGAAAGATAACTCTGGCGTTTTGTTCAAAAACGATAAGAAAGAAACAGGAAACCACCCTGATTATAAAGGGAACATAACTGTAAATGGTCAGGATTACTGGCTATCTGCTTGGATCAAAGAAGGTAAATCAGGCAAATTCATGGGTTTAGCACTGTCACCCAAAGAAGATTATCAGCCTAAACAAGCCCCTAAGAAGGCTAGTTTTGCAGACGAAGATTTGCCATTTTGAGTAAGTTTACGAGGCGAAAGCGGATGCTGTGCCAGTTGCGATCAAAAGCCTCTGATTACGCACAGACGCAGCGAGTAGCCTCACCTAATAGGAGTCAATGATGAATGATATTTTTAACAACATGAAGCAGTCAATGGACAGATTCTTTGGTACACCAGCATTTAAGTTGGTACGCAAAGAAGACCCTGTAACGAGCCATGAGGCATCCCAAGCCATTGACACCACCAAGATAGAACAACTCGTCTATGAGGCCATTAAGAGCTTCCCAGATGGGTGTATTTCTGATCAGGTGCTAGAGATGTATCCCCAATACCCATATTCCTCCATAACAGCTCGTTATCGTGCTTTGTTAGACAAGGGATTCATTGAGATTACTGGTACACGCAATGGTCGTTCAGGTAGAAAACAAAGAATTATGCGGGTGACAAAATGACACTTCCTCCACATTCAAAGATCAGTTATCCCTCTATTCCGACCAAGGATTTCAAGTGGGAGTCAGGGTCTGATGTCCAGGCACTTTGGAGAAAGCATGGTTGGACTCCACCCTCAGAAAAGATGATTCCTCCTCCACCAGAGAAGGTTGAATTCAGGAGGGTCAAATGATCGGTTTTAAGATCATTGGTTGTTTGCCAAAAGAGCCTGACTCTAAGTGTAAGAACTGTAAACGCTTTGGTTTAAGGGATGTTGTTCATGTTTCTTGCGTCAACAGCAAGGACAAGGCTTGCATCTATATGCCTATCTCTTTGCAGGAGAAGAAATGAGTAAAGAGAGAAAAGAGATACAAAGCATGGCATATGCTTACATAGATGGCTTATTTGACGGGAAAAAGAAGCGCCCTTGGGTTGGTCTGACAGATGCTGAATATGAGCAAATTCATCTTCAAATGAACCCAATGTACTTCTACAAGGATTTTGCCAGAGCTGTTGAGGCCAAACTCAAGGAGAAGAACACATGAGTGATGGCTATTACTGCGTAGTGTGCGGCAGGTTTTTGTTGGCAAACGAACACGGGGTCATTGTGCATGACGATATATTGCATCCGCAAGAAATGGATTTTGCAGACGAGGAGAAACCACAATGACTCCATTAGTTTGTAAAGCCGTTAAGTTCGCGCCAGAGCCAGAAACAGCACTGTGGTTTGATGTTGGTCAGATGAATACAACTCCCGCAATGAAAGTTCCTGCTGATTCCTTAATGAACTTGCCATCAAAAAGAACTGGCATTGTTGGACTTGACACAGGCGGAAAAGATTTTGCCCTGTGGCTTACAAAGGGTGATGGTTCTGTTGCCGTTGGAGGGTGTTCAATGTGGCATGGTGGCAAATACTTTGCGCCATACGCATACATCGTAACGCCAGATGGCTTTAAGGTTTACCGCAAAGGTGAAGAAATCACCCTAGAGGACATCAAGCCAGTGCATCGCATGGTGCTTGCTGTGGTGACCAAGTTGGCCATGCAGTCTGAGGGCTACAAACCTACACCCCAACGCACATTCATCAACCAAAAGCGCCAGTCAAAAGGAAAACCAGCCTTGACATTTGATTGGCACACCGTAGTGATAGAGCCGCCAAAACAAAAGAATGACCCGCAAGGTGGTACACACGCAACGCCACGCCGCCATCAAGTGCGTGGACATTGGCGCACTTACAAATCAGGAAAGCGCGGTTGGGTGAGTGAATGTTGGAAAGGTGATGCAAGCAAAGGAACTGTTTTTAAAGACTATCAACTCAAGGAGAAGAACACATGACTCAATGGACAAAAGAAGAGGACGAAGCCTTTAACATGGTTGAACAAAACAGTAACCTTGGAAAGCAGATATTGCGAGCAAACAAATCTAGTGGAATGGACTGCTGCACATACGATTGTGTTCAAGGAAGGAACTGTCCAGTACGCAACAAGACTTTAGATGAGGTTGCCCATGAATTCAGTTTAATGAAGTCATTTGGTGATACTGCACAGAGTTTCGCTGCTTTCGTAAGGAACATGAAAGGTTAACCAAGGACAGAGAGAGCATGGGCAATGTGCTTTTCTCTGTCTGCCAAACCAATAAATCCCCCGTTGATCTTTTTGGTCATGGTCTTATAGTCTTTGGTATCAGCGTATTGGTTTAGCTTATGGGTGTCCCAGAACCATCCCGCAGTGAGTGCAGCATACATTGGGGTTGCCACAAGATCAGGATTCATCACAAAATCCACCCCTAAAGCCTGACCAGCATGGTAATAATTGGCGTGTCCTGTCAATTGGATACACCCACGACCTCTAAACCGATAGCCATCACCAGAAGCCTCATCCCTGTTTCCCATACGTGAGCTGTAAACAGTATTGGCAATAGCCTTAGGATTGCGAGCGCACATCTGTGCTTTGGTAGCATCAAACCTTCTAGGCCATAACTTCTGTAAAGCCTCTGCACGATAGTTCAGGTTTTCCTCAAGTATTTTGAAGTTCCCACACTCATGCCCACATTGACCAATGAAAGCCGCTTTTCTAAGGGGATTCATAATGTCAAAACGCTCAAAAGTGGCATTTAAACCATCCAACCACTCAGGGCCGATATGAAGCTGTTTAAGTTGTTCACTTGTTACCATTTAGCAAATCTCTCATCTGATTGTACGAATCCACACACGCATTGAGTGCAGCAGTATTCCGATCTCCCTGTGCCACTATTTCTGCGATGGCGGCAAGGGTTGCTCTTTCGGCATCAGAAGCTGTGTCAGTCGGTCTGTCAGGTTCACTGGTTGCTTTTGTATCTGTGGTGGCAACGGGGGTACTTGTGGGGGCTTGTACACAACTTGAGGTGTTGAGCCGCACCCTGCCATCCCTAATAGCACGATCAAGAGCAGACTGTTTCTGAGTGACAACATTGTTAACCTCCAAAAGTTTACTAGCAGTAGTGTTTAGTTGTTCGTTAAGTTTCTGTTCAGTTTGACGAGATTCCTGATTCTTGCGAGCAATCTCAATCTGCATCTCTTTATCCCTGTCTGACCAACCAAAGTGGTATCCACCTCTGTAAGTTCCAAATAAGGTTATACAAAGAACCACCAAAACCCAAGGTAATGGTATGCCAAACATCATTGAGCCTCTTTACGAGCCATTGCCAACTGCTCACGCTCATGGTCTGGTTCTAGCAAATCAGGAGGTGTAGTCGGAGGAGGAGGAGGTGTCCAAGACTCATCTAAATCAGGATTCTTGAAATTCAACCAATTAGGTGCTGAACCTGTTGATGTCCAAGTATTAGATGCCACAGGAGGCGTTACAGGCACAGGAGGCGGTGTAGGACTAGGAGGCGGTGTTGGAGTGCCTTGGATGGCGTTTAAAGCCGTTCCTACGCCCTTTTTACCGATAACTCCACCGATACCACCCACAATCAGCAGAACAATGTCGTTCAGCATCTTGGTATAGGCCATATCAATCGGGGCCATGCTCTTAATAGGTTGAGTCACAAACGTGACAGAGTAGAGCAAAGCAACCACAATAAAGCAAAGAATCAATGTGACCATGACGACCACAAAGCCCCAGACGTAGGTTTCCACCTCTTCAATTGTTGGTCTTGGTTTCTGATTGCTGTTCATTGACTTTTTTCTCCAAGATTGGGGCTACAAGGTATTCAGGACAAGTCTGGGTAAACAAACACTTAGGTTTCTGGCAGTTAGCGTGAACAAAGTTATCAGGATTTTGGCAAAAGTACCTGTATCTGTCATCAAAACAACCAGATAGAAATACTGCAGATAACAAAATCAAATATCTCATATTGGCAACTTTGCTAAAAGAGCGTTCATTATTCTGTCGGACAAGAAGTTAGGAAGTACTTTCATAATGTCAAAGAAGAGAATAGTTCCCCAAGAATAGCCCACTATCTTGAAAGTCATATCTGCTTGCTTTTGATAGAAGTTCATCTTCCGCACCTCACTTTTGCACAATGATCTAGTAGTTCATAGACACCAAACGCAATAAGCGCAACAACCAATACAAGCCCACCAATCATTAGACCCATTTCAAGGTCTTCTTGTTCTTGCTTTTTCTTACGAGCAAGAGCTTCTTTCTCTTTACGAGCATTGTGGGCTTCTTGTACATCCATCGCAGAAGCACGAGCCTTGATCTTTGCCCAGACATCCATCTTATTAGCCTGAAAGAACAACATCTGAAGTTCTTTCTCAAACTCACGGGTCTGCTCAAGAGCCATCTCAATCTCGATAGCCATACCCATGCTAGAGCCACCCTTCTTCTTGGACTCTACAACAGCCTTCGTAGCCTCACTCTTGGCATTGAAATACTTACCTAAAAGTGGCCCAAGAGAAGCAACATCATCAACAGTCTTAGAAGCCTGTTTAATGAGCTTTACAGCACTCTGTATACCTGCTAGAGCGCTTACTGGATCTATGGGCAACATTCCAAAACCTCTGGTAAGTTGTAGTTAAAAAGTCATTGTTCTGTAGGATTCATTACAGAACTTAGCAAACCTCTAGTGAAATAAGATGGTTGTTGACCAGGAGTAGTGCCAGTTAATAAGCCACTCATAGCCTTTTCAGCCGCTTGTCGTCGAATCAGTGCCTGAAGTTTATCAGCGCCATAACCAGCCGCAGCAATTGGAATTGAATATTTCAAAGTTTCAGGGCTTCCAACACCGAAACCAACTGCTCCACCAGTAATCAATTGACTGCGTTGTGGGTTAAATTTAGCCATCAAAGTGAGCAATGGGTCTAAAGAACTACCTTTGGCAACCGCTTTAATGGCATTTTGCTCATCTTTGCTAAACAAATTCATCTTGTTTTTGTTAGCCGCAAGACTAATGAATCCTTGGCGAATCAACTCACTTTCAGAAGCAGTTGGATTTATCGCTTTGGTTTCAGCAACATTCAAAATGTTATCAAGCGTTGAAGCACGACTTAGATTTCTAAAATCCTTACGAGCATCCATTATTGTTTTGACCGCAGTATCAATTCCACCCGCACCAGAAACAACATCTTTTGGAGACAAAGTAGCCACATGATCGTCAATAGTGTCGACCATCTCTCTTGCTAAACGGCGAATATTCTTGTCTGGATTGCTTTTTAGATTGTTTGCCAATCTACGCATCTGTTCAACATTGTCAAAAGTAATGTTTCCACGCTGTAGGATGCTCTCGTACTTATTCAAGATGTTTGCAACAGGCGCAGCATTTTCTGGAATATAGTCAACAGCATCAAGTTTTGTTTTTACTTTGTCTACCAAACTAGTAGCATTCTTATTAGATAACTCAATACCTTGATCGCTTACTTTTGTGTAAGCACGAGATGCCTTTTGCTGAACATCAGCCATTGTGGTAGTTGGTTGTTTTCCAGAAGAAAGGCGACCCGCTACATCTCCAGTTGTTTTGCCAACAGCACCTGAAACGCCCAAAGCTGCAATAGTTGCCGCCAAATCGCTTCCTGTTATTTCTTTTGTGGCTTCTGCAACAGGTTGTGCAACCATAGGAGCAGTTGTAGCCGCAGGTAGTTGACGGACAAGATCCGCACCAAAGATTGATTTAGGAGCCATTGCCGCCATACCACCAGCAGATACTAAACCCTGCATTCCAGCTTGTGCGGCTCTTTCAGCACCAGTTTCAGGTTGCGGAACACCTAACTGCGTCAAACCACGACTTTGTGCTTGAGACAAATATGGAACACGCTTTTCAGAACCAACAGCCATAGCGCCTAAATTGGCCGCTCCACTTAAAAAGTCAGTAACGATATTTGAAGGAGCAGATGCACCAGTAATAACAGCACGAGTAGCCAAGCCAAGTTGTCTACGCAACATATCACCTAGACCTTGCTCTTTTGGCGCTTCAGAAGGCGTTTTAGGAGCTTCTGGAGATGCTTGAGCAGTCTCTGTAGGTGCATTGCCTAAACTAGCCTTAATTCTGGCTAAAGCGGCTTCATTTGTTAAGCCATCAGGCAATTCATACGATACGCCTTTGTATTCATAAACAGTTGGCATGATGCTTACCTTTAGTCTAGTTTAATAGGGTTTTGTGGTGTACCAACCGCAGGGCCGTAATAAGGCTCAACACCTTGTGACTTACGGCGACTATCAATGCGTTTTTGAGCATTTTCTCTAGCTTTTTCAGTAGATTTAGAAAAGTTACTAAGAGCCTCAAGTGTTGTTTTTGTGTCATAACCACCAAAAGCGGCAATAAGTTCATTAGCAAATCGCAAAACGTCTTTATCAGTTTGAACTCCTTTAGCCGCATCTGTCTTCAAGTTGGTAGCTTCTTGAACAGCACGTTGTAAAGCCGCATAGTTACGACTTTCAACACTAGAGTTACCTGCCGCATTCTGTGCTTGATAGCGCAGATTGTTTACAGGGCCAAGTTCTAGTGGTGGTTTTCCAGTTTTAGGATCTGGTGTTAATGTAGCAATAGCAGGAGCTAATGAATCCTGACGAGCTTTTAATGAATCAACCAATTCCAACTCTTTATCCTCTTCTTTTTGTAAAGAAGGAGCAAGGACTTTAGGGCCTTTAAGTGAATTTGTTAGCTCTCTTAACTCTCTAGCCGAGTCAATTCTCATTTGTGCAATTTCTTTGGCATTAGCGCCAGCTACACGAGCCGCTTCAAGTTTGGCATCAGCCGCAACTTTAGCCGCATCAATTCTTGCCTGATTAGCAAGTTGAGCCGTTTCATTTCTTGCTACATTTGCTGCCGCTTTGTCTGCTGAAGCCTGTAAAGCCGCCAAAACCTTATCTGGAGAGCCATATTTAGTAACAATGGCAAGAACCTGATCTTGTGTTGCATCAGGGCCAAGTTTAGACAACTCATCACGCAATTGCTCTTCTTGTCGAATGGACAGTTGAGTTTTAGATGCTTGAGCTAATGATGCTTGCTCTGCCGCTCTTCTTTGACCAACAAGAGCTAAGTCACTTTCTGCTTTACGAGCATAATCCATCAATGCAATAGCACCTTGTGCATCACCAATTTGATTTAATTGATTAGCAGCATTTACATAAGATTGTGGATTAGTTTGATCAAGTTGACCAATGATCTGTTGACGAGCAGAGATTATCTTCATTTGTGGGTCTTCTACACCCATCAAACTACCAATAGCATTACCTAATCCTTTAGCACCACCATAAATCATTGCCGTACCACGGGCTGATGGATTTAGTTTGGCAAGGTTAATGCCTTCATTTAGTGCGCTTATTCGTTGTTGCTCACCATACATTTCAGGTGTCAAACCAAATAGACCCGCTACCATATTTTCTGCCATGATAAATCCTTAATCAAATAAACCACCGAGGAATCTGCCAAATGTTGGAGATGCGCCCAGTCCACCCAGTAAAGAAGCATAAGGATTGGTCGTTGCCGCTTGACTTGTTGCCAACTCAGCACTCTGACCCGCACCAACCAAACCAAGTCGACCAACATTAGCACCCGCTTGTGCCGCTTGTTGACCAAGAGCAGAACCCATAGTCAATGGTTGTTGACCAAGAGCCTCAAGCCCTTGAACTTGTCCAGAAGCAGTTGTATAGGGTGTATAAGCCGCTTGTTGACCACCATAGTACTGACCCATTGCACTAGCACCTTGACCAAGTAATCCCGCACCAAATTGAACTTGCTGTTGACCAGCTTGTTGGGCTTGAGCCGCCAATTGAGCCTCTTGCATTGCACGAGCGTTATACAGAGCCTGTAACTCAGGAGTCGTAGCACCATAAGAGCCACCTTGAGCAACAGAAAGACCCGAACGACCTTGCTGTTGTAGTCTGTTTTGCAGATTAGCCAACTCTAACTCTCTGCCTGGTTGCAACAAAGCCAACTGTTGATTCAAGTAATTCTGAGCAACAGATTGAGGGCTTTGAGCCAGATACTGATTACCAAGGTTAAACAGAGATTGAGCGCCTGTTTGCAAAGGAGCAAATTGTGCTTGAGCCTGTTCTGCCTGAGTCAATCCTTGGTTCTGTAAAGCAACTAATCTATCTTGTTGGGCTTTAGCTTCAGGTGTTAAGGTATACCCTGCGCTAACCAATTGACCAGTTGTAGGATCAACTTTGAACTCAGAAGTGCCAAATCTAGTTGTCATTCCAACAGGACGGAACTGTGCGGCTTGTTTAGCGGCAGCAGTCTCAGCTTCAATCATTGCTTGGGCTTTTTGAGCCGCTTCTCTAGCTGTTTGCTCTTGTAGTAATCCACCACCAAGAGTTAAACCTGTTGACAGAAGATTTCCAAGTCCAGAACCTAAACCAGAACCTAAACCAGAACCTAGAGCAGAACCAACTCCTGTATTTAAAGCACCAGTTCCAAGATTTGCCATTGTGTTACCTACCCCGCCTACTGTAGCGGCTGTACCCGCACCTGTTCCTAGCAATTGTGTTCCTAGTGTAGAACCAGACAAAATACCTGTTCCTGTTAAACCAGTTGCACCTGTTGTACCCAACAAACCAGTACCCAAAGTAGAACCTGATAAAACACCAGTTCCTGTCAAGCCACCACCTGCAGTAATACCTGCGCCTACACCAGAAGTGCCTAATCCTGCAGTACCCGCTTGTAAACCAAAACCACTAGAACCTGCGGTAATGCCACCACCAGCGCCCATGCCAACTACCTCTGGGGCAATAGCCGCTACTTCTGGGGCTACTGCGGCAAGACTAGGAGCAGCACTTGAGAGTAAACCACCCGTACCTGCCGCCGCTGCCTCTGCCGCTGGCAATCCTAATGCCGCTGCCTCTGTAGCGGTTAAACCTAATTCTGCGGCTGTTAAACCTGAAGCACCTGCACTGCCAGCTCCTGTAGCACCAGTTGCCGCACCACCCAATAGACTTTGAGCACCAAGAGTACCCAATGCAAGAGCACCGATAGGGATTGCCGCTTTTACAATAGGATCACGGCTTGATGCACCTTGGGTAAAGAAAGTAGGGTTTCCTTGTTCATCAAACTGAACACCATATCCAGTATTACCCTTACCCTCGTAAGTTCCACCAAAGAACTCACCTGTTTGTCGTGTTGTGTAGGTGTTAGGAACTGCTTGACCAGTTACCTTATTGCCATAGGTTTGCTCAGTTACAGTCTGGTAAATTGGCTCGCCTGTATCCTCATAACCTACGATCTTCTCAACTTGTTGGGTTATTGGGCCAAACTGACTAATGTCTGTAATTCCTGTTTCAGCAAGAATTCGAGCCATGTCCTTAGTAGCTTGATCAGCACCAACACCACCTGACCATTGAGATGTGTTGCTTCTGGCTTGGATTTGTTTTACCAAGTTATCAATGATTGTTGCTTTATCTGTAGCCATAGTAGGTTGCTTTGCCATAGTAGGTTGCTGAACAACAGGTGGCGGAGCAAGCATTTGCTGAATACTAGGCTGTAAACCTGTGTCCTCGAAGTCCATCAGGAAATTGTTTTCTCTTGCTCTAGCCATAATTTTTACTCCACTTTAGGGATTTGTGCTTCTGCTTGTTCTTTAATCTTAACAATCAAAGGCCAGACACCAGATTTAGCTGGCATCTCACCAAGAACATTTAAAATAAATTGGACTTCACTTTGTTCTAAATCTAAATTCATGCTTCACCCCAAGGCTTACCAGTAGCTTTTACAGGGTTTTTCTTCAACTCAATCTGAGCCGCCAAAGCAGACTCTGTAGCTTCTTTGTCTACGCTTTCCCATACCCAATTAAGGACTGTTGCTTCTGTGAGGGATGCGTAAGGAATTGTAGGAGTGCCTTCAGCCCATGAGACTGTTGCGTAGGCAGAGGCAGAGTGTTCTCCATCTACTGCTGTGCAAGTCCAATGGGCACAAAAAACGAACCCGTCTGCTGTTTTGCTATCAAGATTTGAGACTGACCAGTTGTATGTTGTCATGATTTTCCTTACAGGTTAGCGGCATCCAAACGTGCCTTGAGTGATTCAATGATTGCTTGTTGTTCTTGGATGGCTTTGACAAGACGAGCTTCTGTTTTGCTCCAACCTGTAATGGACATAATTTTTTCAGATGAATCGTCTGTTGAAATTACATCAGGAT